GTTTATATAAGCAGTTTTTTTATCGTTCATTATAATCTTGTTGCAACAAGGACATTGACCTCGGATTAGCGGTTTGACTTTATTCATCTTAACTGCTCTCCCTTGTTCGCACGCCTCTCCTCAATGGCTTGGCATGAAGCGTATAATTATAGACTAAAAATGTTTCATCTAAGCCTGTCGTTCCAAAAGCTACTTGGATTAACTTTCCTTGGCGGTTGATTTCCCTCGTCCTGTCCGCGTCGCTTTCTGAGGAAAAGTAATCTTCATCAAATTTAGCCACATCAAATAAAGATTGATAGCCCAAGCCACTTAGCATATTTTCAGAGATATTCTTTTCTGTCGCGGCATTGCCGTCGCAGACTATCTGGATATTCAAATTCCAATCGCCTTTTCTGCCATAAGCCAAGTTTATATTTGAGAATTTCTTTTCTAAGGTTGCATCTCCAAAAGAACGCTGCAAGGATTTATAAGTCGGCAAAAATACAACGCCATTATCATTCGTGCCGGTATCGTCTTTATACATCTTCCCCGTATAGCCACCGTGATATAGCCAAGCCTTGCCCGATACCGTTACTTCCGCGAAACAGTTTGCGCCTATGGAATATATAAACCAGGGATATTGAATTTTCCCCCATTTATCCAGATAAGGACGAGACCAGTCCATCACCAGAGTTCTGTCATTTGTAGTTGCACCGCTTGTATAAGTAAAACTGCACCAGTATTGCTGGCGGTTAAATAATAGGCCTGCGACAGCGTATTTCAATCGAGAATTAACGCCTGCTTTAATAATCTTTTGAATGTTATCACCGCAGGGAATAATACTATCGCCATTCGCCATATAGAAGTTGAAATCCGGCGCTAAGAAAATAACCCGGCCGTCTGGCAATTCCTTCATTACCCAGAAACAAACCGGCCCGACTTTTGAAGGAACACGGTATTTTCTAAATAAAGGCGTAGTCCCCCTGTATTGCACGCGCCATAACCCAAACTCTTTACCTACCAGCATATCATCGCCCTGTTTACAAGCGCCGGTAAGCTTTCCGGCATCCTCATCAAAGTTCAGGAATTGGTCATAGGCACTATCTGGATCTTGAAGAGTATCGCAGTAATATAAAAGCCGGGGGTCAACTGTTGAATGAAGCCAGCCATATTGCTGCCATTCTAGGCCCCAATCCGCAGTTATGCTTGTGGCAAAAGTCGCGCAAGAACCTGAGCCGGTGTATTTAATTGCCTCATTGCGGCCATTGCAGATTATGCAGGTATTGTCAAATGAAAAAAACGAAAATCTTGCGTCGTCTGCATCTGTCGTATTTAAACCAGTATAAATTTCTGTATAGGCATTTGAGGCGAATTTATAAAGTTTTCCATCTTGTGTGCCGCCAATGTAGTTAGACGTAGTTGTACCTCCGGAATGAACATCAAACTGATAAAAACCGCACCAAGCAGTCGCCGAGCCGATAGAGGCTGAGGTTATTGCGCTATATCCCGGCCTTGAGCCTAACGCACCTTGCGGGTCTGAATATACATTTATAGACGACTCGTCCCATTCCCCGGGGTCAGTATTTTCATAGGTATCTTTTGCGTTTATTCCTTTAAAATTACTCGCAAATAATACTGGAAAGAAGTTTCTAGATTGCATAAAACCTCATTTTAAGCGTAATCACTTTTTCCGATTACTGGAATATCTGCACCCGATTGCTCACGACCTACAATGACCGACCTTCGCCTTAACGGGTTTGATAAACTGGCTAACATTTTTTCAAGCATACCAGTCCCAGTTAAAGGTTGACTCCATTCTTGTTTTGCAATAGCGTAATTTTCCGTATCGCCTTGCTGGATAAACCGTGCCATTGAGACAAAATGCACGAATTGAGGATAATATCTTAAAGTTACAACTGCCTCACTGCTATCTGCGGTCAAATCCGCCCATTGCAGTTCTATATCCATATAAACCGTATAGGTGTTATCCGGCTTGCGGTTAAACTGTATTTCCCAATAACCGCTTTCTATTCGCGTAATGCAAAACTCATCCGGACGACCGGTATTATCATCAGGATTATCCCATTCGTAAGCCTCTTTTATCCCCACTTCTGTCAAAGGACATCGGGTTGTGCCATCTAAAAGAAAAGCACTTTTTACCCGTTTGAAAGTCGTAGGCAGATAACTCGCGCCGGAATAAGTATAGGCAGATGTGGTGATGCTAAAACTTATATTGGAATTAAGAAACGGAAACTGCCCCAAGTCGCAGAACTCTGGGCCTTTTTCATTGATAAGACGGCGGATTTTTACCGCAGCATCCGAAGAATCATCGCCTGTTTTGTCAGAAATTGCACTAACCGCGCTTGCTCTCGTAATAAATAGACTCATAATTTACCTCACTATTTTAAGCTCTATAAACGGATAGAAATACTCAAAGCATTTTTTCTTGAGTTTGAATACACCAGTCTCAATTCCCTTGACGTCTTCAACTATCATCTGACCGTTAGCCATATAACTAAAATCCGCGATATAAGAAAACCCCATAGGAAAATCAAATCTTGGTTGTAAAGTAAGTCCTTGTATTTGATTTTTTAGATGGACAATTTTTAAAATTTTATATCTTTCTGCCTCTTTTTTTGAAGCAAATCTTATGCCATTAACATAGGTAATCTTGTTGTGGTATTTATTAGTTTTATTAAATCTCATATTATCCAGGGCAATAAACAATAAGCGCAAAGACAAGTCAGAAATTCGGTTATTCTGTCAGCATGCCATTTAATCTTGAAATTAAGCCAATTATTTACGAAATGGCTACCCAGACCACTAACTACTACCTGAACGCCCCAAATAAGCCATTTGTGGCTAAAATAGGCTATAACTACAAGGGGTATGGCATACAGAATACCGCATAACCAGCGGGGTAAATCATCAGGTTCATCTCCGTAAGGTACAGTAAGAGAAGCAAAGCTTAAACCTGCTAACAGGATCGCCCATAACTTTATAATCGGAAATGCGATAATGCCGAGTGCCAAAGGAATTAGTGCCTTGCGCCAATAGCGGTATAAAGGCGGTATTTTGCCCTGCCCACCCATAGACCAACATAATGGGAGAAAACACCAACAAGTCAGATAAATCATTTCACCTGATTTTGGGTTACTCTTTCCTGTCTAATCTCTGTTTTATCTTTATAAAGCCCTAATTTCCAATCCCACAAGTCAAGACCTAAGAATACTACTGTTTTTGGTTGAGAGTAGTTATAAGTATAATTCTCTATCTGCTCCGCCTCTTGCCTCATTGTAGGATTTGGTTTAGTTACAGGGCGTATAATCCCTGCATAAATCGCCCAGCCAAGTCCTGCAATCCCAGCCAATACAAGTAAACCCTTTAATGTTGATGATGTGCTTTTGGCTACTGCTGTGGGAGTCAAATCAAGCGCTTTACTTATAAGGAATTTTTCTGGCATAGTTTTAGAATTTTATCGTCCCAACTACTAATGTCGCACCGTGTATAAGTTCTGTCTTATCTGCATCAAGCGGACTTCTTGCACCTATCGCATACCCTACTCCCAAGTCAATTCCCTTTATGGTGGTAAGTTTATAATTCGCCTCAATTCCTGCTTCCCAATCTTTAGAGATACCATTCATTAAATCATCAAAATCCCCAGCCCATATACCACCAGATAATCCTTTCCAAGTTACTAAATCTGCTATGGCTATAGGTTTTTGTTCTCCATCTTGATAATTTAATAGATATGCGGTTTTCAAATTAACCTCTGCCCTTGCTATCCCGATTAATGCCAAACTAATTACTAATACTAAAATTATCTTCCTCATCGATAACCCTCCTTAGTTTTTTAAGTTCATCTTTTGACATAGCAACAGAGATTTTTGTCTCTTTGCCAATCTTATCTATTCTAAACTCCCCTTCACTAAAAATATGCAGATAAGGGAAGGAATAAAGAAAATCTATCATTGGATTTTAGGTCTCTCCTTTAACACATAATAAAAAGTCAAAGCTAAAATAGCCATTTCTTTAAGTCCTGATAAATCTACCAATGGTATTTTGCGCCATAATACTGCTCCACAATAAGACAAACATAGAATAAGAGCTAATATTGCCCTTATACTATCTAACCATTTTGGTTTCATAAGCTCACCCACAATTTAATTAAAACTGCCAAGAAAATTATTGATGCCACAATCCCCCCTATTAATCCAGCCAGAAACATATTGGCATAGAGAAAAAAATAAACACTCTCTCCTTTAATTAATTTTTTTATCTTACTCGCCAGCGCTGAAGGCATCTTCTAATTCCTTATAAGCCCGTTTTGTCAATAAGCCATTACCACCGGGCGCAGGGTAAAATTCCTCTTTGCAATCTTGGCACTCGCCAATCTTATTAAATCTCATATTGATTTTCAAGAGTTTTTTCTTGCAGAGAGGACAAATCGGCTCATTCATTTTTTTAATAATTGTTCTTCTGCATATACCTGTTTCTCTAACTTAAAGACTTTCTCCAACACCATTCCCCAGGTAACCGCCATTGAAAGCAATCCGATTATAATCGTCAGGATTGCTCCCCACCACCAGCGCCTTAATTTATTTATTTCTTGCAACGATTCATCGTGCTTTTCTACCTTAATCCGATAATTCACACTGGTCTTGATATGGTCGTCATACCTGCCGTTAATCTT